GGTCAACATGCTGCGCGACGGATCCGCTGGCCTTGACGAGATGCGCGAAGCGGCCCGCGCGGCTGGAGGGGTGATTGAGGATTCAGTGATCCGGCAGGCCGAAGATGCGCAGAATGAGCTGGATCTGATGAGCCGGGTCATCCGCGCCGATCTGGCAACGGCGCTGATTGCGCTGGCTCCGCTGCTGACGGGAGCGACCGAATTGCTGTCTGGCCTCGCCCGCATGGCGGGGGCGGGTATCCAGCTGATCACGCGGGTTTTCGATAGCCTGCCAAGGTCACAGACCAATGCGACAGCGGCCGCACAACAGTTCCAGGTGGCGATCGATAATGTCACGTTGGCGATGGGTGATGAAATGACCCAGTCGCAACGCATGCGCGCAATCCTGGAACAGAACACAGTCCTGACTGCAGGCGCGGCTCGGGTCCGTCTGCAGGAGGCGCGAGGGCGGCGCGCCAACATTGCAGCGATGATCGAAGAAACGCGGCAGATGCTGATGCAGTCGGACGCCTATCAGGGCGCGCTGCTGGACCGCGTCAACGCTGAGGCGCGGATGAATGCGATTGCGCCTGCCGGTTCCGAAGCATCAGAGGTGCCAGCGCAATTGCGGGACGCCTATATCGAAGCACAACAGTCTGCATTGAATGCCCTGAACCAGCAGCGTGTTCTGCTGGACATGGCATCAGAAGGTACGGCGGAAACCCGCGCCGAGGTCGCCGCGCTTGATGCGGTGATCGCATCGCTGGAGGCGGGGATCGACAATGCCGTCGATGGCATGGTCGATCTGGGCGACGGGTTGGTTGTGCCGGTCGAACTTGGGGAACGGCTGGCTCAAACACTTGCAGGAGCGAATGCAGACGGGCTGCTGTCTGATGCCAATGCGCTTGTGGAGGCGCTTGGCCTTTCGCTTGATCTGGCAATCCGGATTGCGGCGATGGGAAATCGTAGTGGCGCGACGACGGGTGTAGTGGGGTTCGATGACCCGGAAGATCCGCGCGGATGGACCGGGCCGGCGCATTTGCGCCCCGGCTATATGTCAGGAATTCCGACGAACAGCGTTCCATATTGGCAACCACCAAGCGCAGGAGGCTCCGGCGGCGGCGGCGGTGGCACTGGTGCCATCAATGAACAGAACGACGCGCTGGAGGAAGCTGCGCGGATCTTCCGCGAAACCCGCACCGAGGCGGAGCTTTACGCTGAAGAACTGGCGGAACTAAACGACCTCTTCGAATCCGGGGCGATTGATCAGGAGACATATGGCCGCCGAATGGATCAGTTGACCGCGCAATACAGCCGCTTTGGCGAACTGAACCGGACTCTGAAAAGCTCCATCATCGACGCGGCCATGGGCGGCGCAGATGCGTTCGATAACCTCAAGGAAGCTATCAAGCGCGCGGCGATCGAATATCTGCTGTTTGGTCAGGGTATGTTCGCAGGTGCGGGCGGCGGGGATTTAGGCGGTCTGCTTGGCGCGTTGTTTCCAAACTTCGAAGGCGGTGGCGACACCGGCAACGGTGCACGGACCGGCGGGCTGGATGGCAAGGGTGGCTTCATGGCGATGGTGCATCCCAATGAGCGTGTACTGGATTTGACCAAGTCCGTCGGGACTCGGATGGGCGGCAGGCTGGATGTTCCCGCAACGGGTGGCAACACAGTTCTTCAGGTCAACACGGTGATCGAGGATCATGCCGGTGTGGATGTACAGAAATCGACGGAAAGGGTCTCGGACGGGCGGGTCATGGAGCGGGTGATGATCAAAACGGTGCAAGACGCGTTTGGGCGTGGTGAATTTGACCAATCGCTGCGCAGGTTTGGCGGGTCGCCGAGGCCAATTCAGAGATGAGTTTAGCAAAGCCTGCGCTCTGGCCGAGTTCATTGCCTCAAGCAGCCATTGTATCATCGGGACAGGTTGACAGGTTGGATAACCGCCTGACCTTCCAACCGGATTCAGGTTCGGCAATTATGCGCCGCAAGACTACGACACCCCTTTTGTCATGGTCTGCACCCTTGCCACCAATGACAACCGCACAGTTTGAAGCATTTCTGGATTTCGGCGAGAACGATCTTGGCGGCTTTGTCTACCCATTTGCCTGGGAATTTCCCCTGCGAAAGGAAATCCGGGCAATGTATTTTGCACCGAAGCAGAATCCATACCGAATGGAGAAAGTGGGCCTGTTGGTAAAGCTCACGCTCACCCTAATAATTTACGATTTCACTCCGCCCTGGGCGCAATACCTGACCACGGCAAACGGATATATGCAGGTGGTCGATCGGACCGCATGGGATGCGCTCTGATGGCGTTGAGCACCGATCAGAAGACCGAGTTGAACCGACTGTCCAGCCCGGTTGCGATCCTGCCCTTTTTGCGCCTGTCACACCCAAACCTGGCGGATGATATCCGGCTGGTGAATGACGTGCTGGATTTTGAACGCGGTGGCGAATTGTGGACGGCTTGCCCGTTTTCCTATCGCCTGTTGAGCGACGGGCCGGGCGCGCCGCGCACGGTGCTGACGGTGCCCAATGTCGACCGGCGGATCGGCCAGGCGGTGCGCCGGGTCGACGACCGGGCCACGGTCACACTGGATCTGCTGATGTCGGATGATTTCGACCTCAGCGCAGATCCGCGCACCGAGATCGGCACTGCCGCCACGATCTACCAGATCGTGCAGTTTGAAGTGGTCGATGTCGATGTAACGCCGACGCAGGCAGAGGCCACCGTGATGTTGCGCGATTTCAGCCAGCAGCCCTGGCCGGTGGTGCAGGCCACGCAGGACCGGATGCCGGGGCTGTTTAGATGAGCTGGTGGGGCAAGTATATCGGCGCGCCCTACCGCGACTTCGGGCGCGACATGTCCGGCCTCGATTGTTGGGGGCTGGTGCGGCTGGTCTTCGCGCAGGAGATGAAGATCGACCTGCCGGAGTTTGCCGAGATCGCGCCGAAGGATCTGCGCCGGGTGGCCACCGCAATGATCGACGGCCGCGATGTTGGCCCGTGGCGCGCGGTGGATGCGGACCCGCGCCCCTTCGATGTGCTGGTGGCAAATTCCCGGATCGGCGGTCGCCTGCCGGGTCATGTCGGCGTGATGGTTGACGCAGGCCATGTTCTGCATGTCTGGCGCGCCACCAATGCCTGCGTGATGCCGCTGGCCCATGATTTTCTGCGCGGGCGCGTGTTGGGCGTCCAGCGCCATATTGCGGTGAGTTTGATCGATGCCTGATATCCCGGTCACATATCGCACCCCGTTCGGTCTGGGGCCGGTCGCCGACCTGCGCCTGCCAGCGGATCTGACGCTGTTGGAGATGGCCGCAGCCATGCCTGCGCTGCCGCCCGAGTTCATGGACGAGGGCATCATCTGCATCAACGGTGCGCCAGTGCCGCGCGCCAGTTGGGGCGGCGGCTTGCCAAGGGGGCCGGGCGTGACCGAGATCACGTTTCATGCGTCGATTACTGGCGGCGGCGATGACGGTGGCAAGAACCCGCTCGCCCTGATCGCCTCGATCGCGCTGCTTGCCGCGGTTGGATGGGTCACAGGGGGCGGCCTGGCGTCAGGGCTTGGCCGTCTGTCTTTCGGATCAGCCTTTGCCGCAGACACTATCGGTGCAAGGATCGCTGGCGGGCTGCTGGCGATCGGCGGGCAGACTTTGATCGCCGGGCTGTCGCCTGCGCCGGGCGTGCCGGGCCAGACGGCCATGGATGCAGGCCGCGCATCTGGCACGGCATCAGCCAATGGCAACGTCTTGCGCGCCAATGGGGCGGTGTCGCGGGTTCTGGGCGCGCGCAAGGTGTTCCCATCCTTCGCCTGCCAGCCGTTCATTTATTACGATGGCGATGACGAAGTCGTGGAGGCGATCTATGCGCTGTCCGGCCCGCATGAGATGACCGATCTGCGGTTCGGTGACGCCGCGATCGATGACATGTCCGGCCTGACCTATGAGGCCCGCGAAGGATGGCCTGGTGACGCACGTCTGACACTGGTGACCCGGCAGACCGCGACCGATGATGTCCGGGCCGAGGCGCGCGGGTTCGTGCTGCTCGATGACGGTATCACCGTCGATGACAAGGCAGAGGACGGGTTCCTGCCGCAACCGGTGGTCTTCGCGACCACGGATCTGGCGGACGAATATTGGCTGGCGCTGAGCTGGCCGCAAGGTCTGCACCAGCAGGGCGATGAAGATGTCAAACTGCGGGTGCCGATCCGGCTGCGCATTCGTGCGGCGGGCACAACCACATGGGCCAATCTGCCGGAAATTCATTACCGTGGTTTTTCGCTCACCGAGATCCGTACCACGATCAAATTTCAATGGATCGACAGCCCCGATGTGCAGGTCGATGCGGCGGCTGTCACCGGTTTTGTCGAGGCGCGCAAACTGTCGCCGGGTCAGACCGCCGCACCGGCGCAGGATGATTTCGCGGCGCATGCCAGTTTTGGCAGCGGCGGTGAAGATTACCTGCTGTCGGGCAACCTGAACACAACCGGCGTGGCCAATGTGGTCTTGCGCAAATCCGAAGCGATCATCACGCTGGACACGGCCTCGTTTTCCAAGGGCCGGTATGAGATCGAGCTGCTGCGCGGCGCGGCGATCCCGGATGCCGATTACGTCACCGCTGATTATGAATTTGACGGCGCGGTCTGGGATCTGTTCGGGGTTCAGGGCGAGGGCGTCCAGGCCATCGTTCTGAAGCAAAGCGATATCGCCGCCGCGCTTCTCGTGGTGCGCGGATCAAGTATCTGGAACGACCACCCGGTGCCGACCGATGATTTTGCCCTGATCGCCGTCAAGGCGCGCAATCGTCAGCTCAGCCCGCTTTCCTGCACGGCCAAGGGATACGTGCAGGATTGGGACGGATCAACCTGGGCCAACTGGACCACGACCAGCAACCCCGCGCCGCATCTGCGCGATGTTCTGGCCGGCGCGCTGAACGCCAACCCGGTGCCCGAGACCATCATCGATGATGATGATCTGGTGACGTGGCGCACGCTCTGCATTGCCAAGGGCTATGAGGTTAACACGATCATTGAGGGCGGCACCGTTGACAGCGCCCTGGCGCTTGCCGCTGCTGCTGGTTTCGCCGCGCCTCGGATGTCGAACACCTGGGGCATCGTGATCGGCAAGGATACCAGTGGTGATGATCCTGAGTTCATCTTCACCCCGGCCAATTCCCGCGACTTTGGGTTCAGCCGGTCCTTTCCCGACCCGCAGGACGGGTTCCGGGCCGTGTTCCGCGACAAGGACCGCGATTTTGCCGAACGCCAGATCGTGGTGCCGGACAGCGCGATCGGCGGCAGGCTGGTGCAGCGCGAATATTCAGAAGTGACCGAGGCCGATGTGCGCCGCCGCGCCGAGTTCGACCTTGGCGCGCTGCGCAAGCAATCGACCAATTATTCGCTGGTCGCCCCGCTGGCCGCCATCGCTGTGCGACGTGGCCAGCTGGTCGGTGTCGAACATGACATGCTGTCGAAACAGACCGGCCAGGGCCGGGTCATCGGCTGGTCTGAGAGCGCCGGCAACCTAGTCAACGTGACTTTGGATCACGCGGTGCAGGTGACAAACGAGCCGGATCTGCACGCGGTGACAGACATGCACGCGATCACCGATCTGCACGCGGTCGGCGTGACCACGGGCATCGTGATTGTCTTGCCTGATGGCAGCACCGAAACCCACCCGCTGTCGACCGCGACAGGCCTGACCGACACGCTGACGCTGGCGACACCGGCTGTTAGCGGCGTGGCTGAGGATCTGCTGGTTGTGGTGGGGCCGGTGGGTCGGGAGTTCGAGCGCTTGATCGTGTCTGATGTCACGCCGCAGGACGAGTTTAGCGCCACCGTCAGTTTTATCGATGAAGCACCGGAGCTATGGGCATGACCAGAGACATTTATACATCCGCCACTACGGGCGACATCGCCGGTGACGATTACATGGACCAGACGGCGGGCCATCTGGATCGGCTGCTCGACATCGCCGCCGCCACGGTTACGTCAATCGGCGGCACGGCGGACGCGATCACCGGCACCATCGATGCGCAGATCTATGACGCCGGGCCGATCACCGGCATGAAAGTGACCTGGACGCAGGATGGGGCCAACACCGGCGCGGTGACGCTGGCCCTGAACGGTGGTGCCGCAGCCCCGGTGGTGGATTCGTCGATCACCGCGTTGACCGCCGGGGTTCTGACCGATGGCATGCGGGTTCTGGCTGAACGGGTCGGCACCAATTGGGTTGTGCTGTCCTCGATCTCGCTTGGCGCGGCTGTGGGCCAGCCGCGATATCATTATCAGTTCATT